GAATCAAGCCATTCGCGATCTGAGGCGGGCTTTGGGTAAATAATTTCGTGGGTATGGCCTTCGACTGGTGCAGGCCGGATGACAACATCCGCACAGATTGCGTAAAAGGGAGAGTTTTTAGAAAAGCCATAGTTGTTTTTTATGGCTTCAGAGCAAGCCTTAAGCCTTCCCATTTCGTAGTTAAGCCTTTTGTCAGCCAAAGCCTGCTCGTACAAAGCAACCTGCTTCCTAGCTGCTTCTTTGCACAAATTGATTGATTCGCCAAGAGGAATTGACAACGTTGCTGTTATTCCAAGATTGTGGCTGTAGTTCTGTCTATAGCCAGTTCTTTGCGGTTTATGATACAAAATCTCCCCAGGACTGTCTGGAATTCCATCGGGTCCTTCTACGCCAGTAGCAGGATCTACCAGCCCAAAATTGTCGCTATTGTTATACACAGGCTCTTGATAATACTCATTATTAGGGCTGCCGTATGTATGCACTCCAGAAACGAATGGAGAGATATTTAGCGTTGGAGAATCACACTGAATTGCGCCACCAAAGCTGTGTCGCATATATTGTCCAGGGTTCACCTGCACTGCGCTGTTAATCACTGAGCCTGATGAATTGCTGACCGGAGATGCAGTTGCACTTATCTGACTTAGTGCAGGCGTGCCATACGAAAAGACTGCGAAAAGAGCTGCTGCTGCTGCTTTCATTGCGTAAATGTGCTGGTCGAGTCAATCACAGTTTCAGTAATCGTCTCTCTATCGACACTCACTCGCTCAATGAGGCCAGGCTGATTCAGGGTCTCTGCGAACTGAAAAGCGTTGCCTGGGACTGTCTGCCGCCATTGCGTGCGATCTGAAAGCGTGAGCACGTTGCCGCTGACAGGTGGGCTAACGATGCCGGATGCAGGCTCGACGCCAGTGCCGCTGACTGTGTACTCAAAGCCGCTCCTATAGGACTCAGAGACAATGCTTTCTCGCACTACTGTTTTGGACTCAGTGTGAGACGTAACTAAGCCCGATGCGAAATTCGGCACCACGGGCACCGCTGCTGCTGGAGATGCCAAAAGCAGCAAAAAAATTAGGCGCTTCACCGGACAGTTAGCTCACTGATGACCTGGCCAATCGCAGCTGTACCTGCCGCCCCTGGGGTCAAAGTAATCGCACCGCTAGTCAATATGGTGCCGGCCAAATCTGTGTTGATTCCCGCCGCAGTGCTTGTGATGTCTCCGAAGGCGGGTACGGCTCCAGTTGTTGGAGCTGTTGTGCTTATGGTGTCACCAGCGGTATAAGAGGTCGCGAAAGAAAATGCGTTCCCGCTTGTTACTTGCGTTGCGTTCGGTAAGGTCAATGCGTTCACGCCGTGGGTGGCCGCCCCCAATCCACCTACGGCGTTGTTGGTAGTGCTGCCTCCTGAGGTAACAGAGGTAGCAACGCCAGACCCTGAGACGGAATAACTGTTGCCAACCCGGATTGCGCGAGTTGAAGCCGCGTTTACGTCTAGCTGAATACTGCTACTAAGTCGGTGTGTGAGATCCGCCCTGGCAGGCATTGCAGCTGCCAATGTGATGCCCAATACCAAAAGTGTGCGGTTCATTTGATGCCAGCTTTGGTGTCTTTGTTATCGACAATAGTCGGCTTCTTATTTCCATTGCCATTGGACTTACGTTCGATGCCAAAAGAAGCCATCGCGCCAGTTAGGAGCGAAGCAACAAAGGTGTTGTCCATCTTCATTTGAGGAAAGATGCCTAGATAGGAAGCAGTCAGCAGTGCAGCACTCC